TCGATCGCGAGGAATCGGCGGGCTCTTCTTCAATCAACCCGAGGACCGTCAGCGGCTGCGGATCCGCGAGCTGCGAAAGTCTGGCCTGTCCGAGGATCTTGTCGCGCTCCTTACCCGTCGCGGCGTCGACGCGGTGCGTAAAGCGATGGAGGCACGCCCATGAGTGCCGCCGCCAAAATCCTCGACCGCCTTGAGAGGGTCAAACAGACGGGCCAGGCTCGCTGGCTCGCGCGCTGTCCGGCGCACGAGGACAAGTCACCGTCGCTGAGCATTCGCGAGCTCGATGACGGACGTGTACTCCTCCACGATTTCGGCGGCTGTTGTGTCGGCGATGTGCTCGCGGCGCTGGGCCTCAGCATGGCGGATCTCTTCGAGAAGCCGCTCGCCCATTCGTTCCTTCGTACACATGGCTCGATCCCGGCTCGAGACGTTCTCGAGGCTCTTGACCATGAAATCACGGTCGCCGCCTTAATCGTTGCCGACATCGCAGACGAGCGCCACGTCGCTCCCGATCAGTTTGAGCGACTCAATCTAGCGGCGGCCCGAATCGCCGCAGCTCGCGACATGACAAATCCGGCGAGGGTCAGCTCCCGTGCGTAATTATGACCAGATAGCCGCGCAGCTTGATGCGGCTACAGTTCAGCGTAGCAATGGTAGCAGTGTAGCAGTGGGGGTCTCCCATCCGATTCCGCTGATTCGACCGATCCCACCTGCAGCTCCGTATCCGATCGAGGCGCTCGGCCCGATCCTAGCTCCCGCTGCGCGGGCTGTCGTGGAATACGTGCAGGTACCCGACGCACTCGCCGCGCACGCCGTGCTTGGGTGCGCAGCGCTGGCAGCGCAACCGCACGCAAACGTGCAGACGCTTGGCGGTGTCAGGCCTATCTCACTCTTCATGCTGACTATCGCCGAGTCAGGAGAGCGCAAGACCGCATCCGACTCGTTGGCGAGCACGCCTGTGAATGAGCGACGCGCGATGCTCCAGACACTCTATAAGGCCGCGCTACGCGAGTACGAGGCTGCTTGCGAGGGTCACAAGATGCGGGTCAGGCAGGCGAAGGAGGGAGCCGAGGATCCTGATTCGCTGGCGGCCACCCTTAAGGAGATTCAGGAGGAGCCACCACCGCGTAAGCCGTTTTTCGTCGTCTCCGAGCCGACCGCCGAAGGCTTGGTAATGAGCTTGAGAGATGGCCAGCTGTCACAGGCGCTGTCCAGTGATGAGGGCGGCCAGTTCCTCGGCGGCTATGCGATGAGCGAAGAGTCGGAACTGCGCACGATCACTCTGTTGTCGCGTCTCTGGGATGGGTCCCCCATCGACCGAGTGCGCGCTACCGACAAGGAACACACGACACTGTTCGGCCGGCGCCTCGCAGTACACCTGATGGCACAGCCGGAGGTGGCCAATCGGATGCTTGGCAAGTCTCTCTATCGCTCACAAGGGATGTTGGCGCGCTTCCTGATCTGTGCGCCCACCTCACGGATTGGCACCCGCGTGCACGGAGGGGGTAACGCCGATCCAGCCAACGACCCGAGGTTGCGTAAGTACTGGCACGCGGTTCGCCAGCTGCTCGAGCGTCAGCCGAACGAAGATCGAGAAGTCGGCGGTTTGGATCCTCCATGCATGGCGCTGTCACCAGAGGCCAGGTCACTTCTCATCGCCGCTCACAACGACATCGAAACCGCCATGGGCGATGAGGGCGAGCTCTCTGGGGCGCGGGAGTTTGCTTCCAAGGCTGCCGAGCACGCTTGCCGCATTGCTGGCGTCTTGACTCTGATCGGCGACCCGTCTGCGGTGACAGTAAGTGCCGACACGATGCGCGCCTCGCTCGAGCTCGTCCAGGCATATCTGCGCGAGCACATACGCCTGGCCGGGGCCGCCAGCATCTCCGTTGAGGTCGGCAACGGCGTGAAGCTGCTGGAATGGATCAAGCGCAAGAGGGTTCACGACCTAACGGCAAGAAAGGTCATGCAGCTTGGTCCCTATGCGATCCGCGAGGCGCCGATCGCGAAGGCCGCCCTGCGCCTGCTCCACGACCATGGCTGGCTGATTACCGAGGACGGTAGCCACTACGCCGTTCCGGCGCACGTAATCGACGGATTGGAGGGATAGACGTGTTCTCCATCAAGTCTCTGGCGGAGACCGGGGGCGCCCCCACTGCTACTGCTACTCCTGCTACAACCTGCTACAAACACCAAACCGGTGGCCCTTCGGGCGCTGCTACACCTGCTACACCTGCTACGGATGTAGCAAAAGTAGCAGCTGTAGCAGTAGCAGCCGGGGGCCCCCTTCGATGTGCGCATGAGGTTATTCACGAGGCGGGTAGCAGCCTCGAGGCGCGCCAACCGAAGGTCGAAGCCCAGCTACAAGACAGTCCGGGACTCCAACGAGCATTCGATGTGTCGGACATGCCGCCCACCGCTTGTCCTGGCCAGCCCGTCACCGTGGTCCTCGCGGTGCGTCACGGGGAACAGATTCTCTCGGGCGAGGTACTGGTGCCGCGCGAGCGGTGGCATCTGGCCGCGTTCATAGCAACCGTGGAGGTATCCTGGGGTGCCTCATGAGTTTCGCGCTCGCCAGGAAGCTTGAGGATTTCGAGCGGAGGATCGCCTTCCTTGAGGCTGAGCGCGCTCGAGCCGAGGGCCGGCGTCTGGCCGGACTGCGGGCACAAGCTAACGTCAGGCGCGCGCAAGGCATGGCACTACGCGCTGAGATACGCGCCATCCTTGAAGCTCACCGCAGCCCGCGGCGGCTGAAGGCATATGCGGTGCTGACAATGCTCAACCGCACCCCGTTGCCCTCACTCCGCCGGGTGCAGGAGATCATCCGCGAGCTGAAAGGCGCGAAGCCGAGCGGTACGTCCGCGCATGTTCCGACTCAACACTCCCAGTCCACCGTAGACTAAAGGTATGCAAACTTCTAACGCTTCAGTGCCGAAGCTCGCCTGGTCACTCGCGGAGATGGAGGTCGCCACGGGTCTCTCTCGCGCGACGCTCTACAACATGATCGCGGACGGTCGCTTGCAGACCGTGAAGATTGGCGGCCGCCGCCTGGTTCCGGCCTGGCAAGCGCAATCATTACTTGCTGTCGCCGATACGAGACGCGAGGTATCAGCGGCGTGAAGTCACAATTTCTCGGCGGCTCCTATCGGCTGCGCTCGCTCCCTCTGTCCGCCCAGACATGCATCAACCTCTACGCCGAGGGTAATGGCAGCGGGGTCGGTGGCGAGGTCGGCGCCTTTTACGGAACCCCTGGCAAGCGGCTGCTGTTCAACGTCGGCGCAACCGGCGAAGGCCGCGGCATGTATGTCGCAGGCGGCAACCTCAGTGACCTCTATGTCGTCGTCGGAAGTGGCGTCTATCACGTCAATCTGTTTCCGACGCAGAACAACCCCTGGTCGGTGAATCTCGTGGGAAACCTCCCGAACAGCGCCGGCAGGGTGTCGATGATCGCGAACACGACACAGTTGCTGATATCGCATCAGAATGGATTTCACCTGGCAACACTGGCGAATGATGCCGCCGGGCTCTCGCCGGTATCGAATGCGCCAGTGAGCGGCGTCGCGGGAGGCCCTCCCATCCTGGCGTACCAGGACGGTTTCGGAATCTTCGTCAGCAACATCGGTCTGGGCCAGGTGTTCGGGATCACGGCCCTGAATGACTTCTCATCGATCAACCCGCTGGATGAAGCAACTGCCGAGGCGCTCCCTGACTATCTGACCTCAGCCGTTTCCACTGAGCGCGAGGTGTGGTTACTTGGACTCGATACGGCTGAGATCTGGTCCGATACCGGGGCTGCGTCCTTCCCTTTCGAGCGAATCCCCGGAGGCGTTCTCCAGGTCGGGTGTGCGGCGCCGTTCAGCGTTTCCTACATCGATGGCTCGGTGTACTGGCTCACCTCCTCGAGCACCGGCAATTTCCGTGTCGTCAGGACCGTGGGCTATCAGACACAGTACATATCGACTCCAGCGATTGAGTCTCAGCTCCAGTCGCTTTCGGGCCCGGACAACATTGACCCGATCTTCGTTGCCGCCTGGGCGTATGCCTACCAGAGCGGCGGTCATACGTTCTACGTGCTCAACCTGCCAAGAGCGGGGATCACACTGGCATACGACGCGTCCACTGGCCTCTGGCACCAGCGGGCGTACCGGGACTCAAACGGTGTCCTGCATGCAGATCTCGCTGCCGCCTATGCGTTCTTTGCAGCCCCTGGAGCGCCGAACCTCACCGGGCACCTGCTACTCGACCCCATGAACGGGAACGTCTATCAGATGGACGACGCCACCTACACGGATAACAGCTCACCGATCTATCGGGAAAGGGCCTGGCCCATTGTCGGCCCAGAGGAATTGAACCGTATTCGCGTCGACAACATTGCGCTCGATTGTGAGAGCGGCGTCGGCAATCAAACCGGAACGGATACCGACCCACAGGTTTGCCTTGAGATGTCCTATGACGGCGGCAAGACCTTCGGGGTCAGTCGCTATCAGAGTATGGGCAAGGTGGGGAAGTATCAGTCAGTGCCGACATGGAAGCGCAACGGTGTCGGCCGCCGTCCCGTGGCCCGCCTCTCAACTACCGCACAGACAAAGATCGCATGGTTGGGGGCAAATGTGGACGGCGAGGTGCTCACAAGATGACCGCGGCAGTTACACCCTCGCCGGCTGACCTCACGCGGCCGGTGTTCGTGCTGTCTTCGACCACGACGCCTGGCGGATATCTTCTGGTCCTCATGTGGGCGATGGCGCAACAGAAACTCGGCCTGATGCCCTCAGAAAAGATTCAGGAGATTCTCGGACATGCGGTTGACATGGAGCGCGCCTCACTGGCTCAGGGTTTCTCGCTGGAGCGTGCTAAGACGCTCACTGCCGCGCTGGTCGAAGCTGCTCAGTCGGTACACGCCGCTCACACGGATTAATCACACATGTCGCAAAGCGCCGATACCGATAAAGAAACTGCCGCAAACCGCCGGGTAGGAGACGGCACTCCTGGTCCCGGCCGTCCCAAGGGCGTGCCGAACAGGGCCACCGCAGTCGTGCGGGATGCGATCTCTGCCTTTGTCGATGGCAAGGCCGCCCAGGTTGAAGAGCTCTGGGAGCGGGTTGCCAAGAGAGATCCTGCAAAGGCGCTCGAGATCTACGCAAAGCTCGCGGAGTTTGTACTGCCCAAGCTCTCGCGCTCCACGATCGATGGTGAGATCGGCATCCGCGGAAAGCTCGTGATCAATGACTGAGGGCCTCGAGATCGTTCGCGAGTACTCCTATGCGAGCGTCCCGACGGTCAAGCGCTTTAGCCAGTCGCGGGCGTTCATTCGCGGCCTGATGGGCCCGTTCGGGTCAGGCAAGTCCTCCGGCTGTGTCATTGAGCTCGTGAAATGGGCCAAGCGTCAGCCGCTGGTGAATGGCAAGCGCCGGGCCCGGTTTGCGTGCATTCGCAACACGTATCCGCAGCTCGCTGACACGACCATCAAGACGTTTCTGCACTGGCTGCCGGACCAGATCTTCGGCACATACGCCAAGGCGGAGCACGCGTACTACCTCAACCGCCTGGATGACCTCGAGGTCGAGATACTGTTCCGGGCGCTTGATCGCCCTGAGCATGTCTCAAACCTCCTCTCACTCGAGCTCACCGGCGCCTGGGTGAATGAGGCGCGCGAGGTGCCCTGGTCAGTTATCAATGCCCTGAAGGGCCGAGTCGATCGCTACCCGGCACGCAGCGACGGTGGATGCGTGGATCCCGGAATCATCATGGACACCAACCCACCGGATGATGACAGCTGGTGGTATCGGCTATTCGAGGAGAACACTGACGCCGACGACGGGCGCAGTGTCGAGATCTTCAAACAACCGAGCGGGCGATCGCCGGAAGCTGAGAACCTGCCGAATCTCTCGCCGGACTACTACCGCAACCTGATGGCTGGTGCAGACCCTGACTTCATCCGAGTGTATGTCGACGGACTCTACGGCTACGTGCGCGACGGCAAGCCGGTATTCCCCGAGTACAACGACGCTATGCACTGCTCCGCCACCCTCGAGCCGATCAAGGGTGTGAAGATCAAACGGGGCTGGGACTTCGGGCTCACGCCGGCGTGCGTGTTTACCCAAGTAACCCCCGACGGTCGCTGGTTCGTCGTTGACGAGCTATGCGGGGATGACATCGGCATTTCGAGCTTTGCCGACTGCGTGCTCGAGATGTCCGAGCAGCGCTTCCCCGGCTTCATGTTCGAGGACTACGGAGACCCCGCTGGGCAGCAGCGCTCGGCGATGACTGCCGACAAGGATGAGAAAACGTGCTTCGACATCCTTCGCGGTAAGGGAATCAACATCCAGCCGGCGGGGCAGAATCTGACCATTCGCCTCGAGTCGGTGCGAAAGCCCCTCAACACGTTGCGCGACGGTAAGCCGCAGTTTCAGATCAGCCCGCGCTGCGAAATGCTGCGGAAGGGATTTCTGGGTCGCTATCAGTTCCGGCGTGTGAAGGTCAGTGGCTCAGCCGAGCGCTATCACGATGAACCCGAGAAGAACGAATACTCGCACTGCTTCCCCGCCGGGACGATGGTTTCGACCCCCGCTGGCGCAGTGCCGATCGAGAGCCTGCTCGTTGGCGATGTGGTCATGACGCCTGTCGGCCCACGACGGGTGCTCAACACGATGAACCGCTTGGCGGAGCGACTCATGCGTCTGCGCACTGGGCGTGGGCGGGAGCTGATTTGCACACCAGACCACCGCATTTGGACCCCCGCGGGCTTTGTGCGCGCCGATGGACTGAAACGCGGGACAACTCTCGGGACGGAGCAAGCATGGGACGACCAGCGCGGAACCCAGTTCAGGAGCTCAACGGCAAACGCTATTACCTCAAGCCGCCCGGGTACTTTCAGTCGACAGATGGTGCGTACCTGCACCGCGATGTTTGGCGGCACCATCACGGCGCGATTCCGCAGGGCTTTCACGTACATCACAGGGACCGCGATCGCGGAAACAACGCGATCGGGAACCTCGAGCTGCTCTTCGGCGCAGAGCACGCCTCGCTCCACGGAACCATCCTCCACGCAGAAAATCCGGAATGGTCACGCCAGCATATGGAGCGCCTGCGGGTTCTGGCTGCGCGATGGCATCGCTCGGAAGCCGGCCGCGAGTGGCATTCAGAACACGCTCGCCGGGTGTCTCGATCGCTTCCGCTTGAGGAGCATGTATGTATTCGCTGCAGCGATGCCTACATCGTTCAGCGCGGCGCTCGCAAGCGTGGCTTCTGCTCGCCAGCCTGCCAGGCAGCCGCCAGGCGCGAGAGTGGGGTCGACGATGAAAGCAGAGTCTGTATCTGTGGAGGCGCATTCACTGTCAACCGATACGCCAAGACCGCCACATGCGGACGACTGGATTGCCGAAAGCAGCTTCTTGCCGATCGCCGAGCCGCAGCGGGTGTACGACCTGACCGTTGACGAGGCCCACGTCTTCTACGCGAACGGCATTCTCGTCCACAACTGCCACGACGCGCTGCAGTACGCAGCCTCCAGCGTATTCGGCGGCGTGGTGCGCGGTCACGATTCACGCCGCTACACACCGATCCAGTATCCGAAGCCGCGAAGATACGCATGAAGCCGAGTGAGATCAGAGGGCGCCGAATCTCCAAGACGCCGGATCCGGAAACGGCCGACCGCGCAAGGAGTTCGCTGGCAGATCCTCCGATTAGTGACGATGAGGCGCGCGACGCTCAGCCCGCCCTGTGCCCCCGCCATGGTGGCATCGTGGGTCAGCGCGGGGAGCACTTCGGGATGGTCTTTTGGTGCCCTACTGGTGAGCAGTGCTTTCGTTACGAGAGGCGGCCGAGCAGGCGGCGCATCAAATACCCGCGGGCGTACCCATGACGAGGTATGGCGGAGGAGGCTCCCTAGTTCGCCTTACCTGGTGATTGTTCAGGGGATGTGGCGGTACTGAACTTTTAGCTCATGAGCTGTCTGCGAAACCTCACGACCTGTGAAGCGATTTCAGGAGGCAGCCCGGGGATAGACCAGGCTGTAGCCTGGCGCATAGTGTTGAAGCGTGTTCGCGGATCGTCTGCGACGACAGCGGTCGCTCCAGTCGAGATCCAGGCCAAGATCAGGCGACCGCGGGCCAGGTAGTTTTTGAAATGACGCTCATGTCGTGCCAGGAAGGCCAAGTTAAGGGAATTAAGGTGCTCCAGCGCGGCGCGTGCATTCGGAGCACGAATGAGCGCATCAGGAGGCAGGAGATCATCCAAAGAGATTGCTACGAGGCCGCACATAGAACTGGCCTCAATTTGTTCTACGGCTTCGGATAACACCTTGCCAACGTTCCCTTCCGAATAAAATTTCTTGCAAGCAATTCCCGCGGGAGCGTCCTCAAGATCGACGATGATGTCCGGCGGCTCGCGCAGCGAAGCATTGAACCCCCTGTCCCTGAGAGTCCCGAGTAGTTCGAGTTCCCAAAATGTGTCTTTTGCACTTGATGGATTGCGCGCCGATGGATCAAGACTTCCTTTGACTAATTTTCGGAGATAGGCCGCTGCCGTATCTGCCTCCAATTCCTCAAG